GGTACTCACACAGCCTATGAAGGTTCGGTGTATATACAAGCCCCAGGAACATTCTAATAAAAACATCAAGGTAAAGTATATATGCTCGCCCAAGTATTAGAAAAAATATTTCCGGGTGAACCTTATACTTCCGACAGTACCACGTGGGATAGTGTCGTTTTTGAAAATATAGCAAAACCCGTTGATAATACCATTTATGAATATACACTCTACAAACTCACGAACGCTGATGCTATCAAAAAGTTTAGGGAGGAGCGGAACGCTCTCCTCGACCAGAGTGACAAGTACGTGTCCCGAGATTACCCACACCATTTCGAACTGGATATCCAGAATTGGATAGACTACCGCCAGGCCCTCAGAAATCTCCCAACGACGGCCCGTCCAACACTCGACGAAGATGGAAAACTCAAGGACGTTGAGTGGCCCACCGTTCCAACTCTAAGTTTCTAAACATTTTATAAAACCATTTTTTTAAGAGTGTCCCATACTGTTAAAAAAAGTATCGAGTTATAATAGATGACGATTAGTACAACATTTCCAGGAAGTGTATCATGTCCCACGTCGACTATGAGTAACGCTATGACATTGGGTACGACCAAGACATTCGTTGTTACGATGACGAATGCCAGTGGTGGTAATAAATACTATATCGATGGATACCTCCAACCAGTCTTGGAACTCCACCAAGGCCAAACCTATATTTTCGACCTATCTAGTTCGACTCTTTCAGGTCACCCATTTGTATTCGATTCCTCAAATTCAAATGATGGAACGACTAATTCAGATCCGTATTACACGACAGGTATAACAAGTACGGGTACATATGCGAGTAATCAGACACGAACATTTATAGTCCCCGCTGGTGCCCCTACAACACTGTACTATTACTGTACGGCCCATAGCGGTATGGGTGCTAGTGTGAGCATCTCAGCGACGGCTGAATTGGTGGTTTCAGGTCGTGTTGAGTCTAAAGGATTTGTGGTGACCGGAACCGGAGGTGTGGGTATAAGTGTTGGTACTACAGCACAGAGACCATCAAACCCTACGACAGGTATGATCCGTTATAATTCTACAATTGGGTTTATGGAATCGTACCTGGGGACGGGGTGGGCTCCCATCGCCCAACAACCTACGGTCACTGGTGTTTCACCAATAACTACACTTACTAGTGGTGGGTCTACGACTGGATGGGACACGGGTACGAAGATTACGGCATCGAACGGACTGGCGGGTGAGCAGTTCGGCTGGAGCGTCTCCATGAGCGCTGACGGGACGAAGGTTATCGCGGGGGCGCGTAATGAGGCCCCGCAAAACTACGGGGCCGTCTATATCTTTACCTACAGTGGTGGATCTTGGTCCCAAGAGAAGCTTGTGGCACCGAACCGGTCCACGAATGACTATTTTGGCTACAGCGTCTCCATCTCTGGGGACGGGACGAAGGTTATCGTGGGGGCACCCTCGGAGGATAGCACCGCCAATCAATCCAGTTCGACGGGTGCTGGCGACTCTGGTGCCGCCTATATCTTCACCTATAGTAGTGGGTCGTGGGATACGGGTACGATGATTAAGGCCGAGGATGCACAGCAGAGTGACGACTTCGGCCAGGGTGTCTCCATGAACTCGGACGGGACGAAGGTTCTCGTGGGGGCGCAGAGGGAGGACACGGGTGCCTCCGACTCCGGTGCTGCCTATATCTTCACCTACAGTGGTGGGTCTTGGTCTCAACAAGCAAAGATTTTTCCAGATGTTGCAGTGGCGAGTGGCAAATTCGGATCCGAAGGGCTCCAACTCTCCCCGGACGGGACGAAGGCTATCGTGGGGGCGTATTATAGTGATAACAGCAGCGGCAGCAGCGCCGCCGGTGCCGCCTATGTCTTCACCTACGATGGATCGTCGTGGTCTCAACAAGCAAAGTTTCAGGCATCGGACGGAGATCATCATGACTACTTCGGTAGGAGCGTCTCCATAAGTTCGGACGGGACGAAGGTTATCATAGGGGCGGACAGCAACGAGACGGCTGGTAGCAACTCCGGTAAAGTCTACATATACACCTACAGTGGTGGGTCTTGGGGGTCAGAGGTGATGTTACAGTCAGATGATATACAGGCGAGTGACCATTTCGGCTATAGTGTCTCCATGAGCTCGGACGGGACGAAGGTTCTCGTGGGGGCGCGGTATGAGGACCCTAATAACATCAGCAACGCTGGTTCCGCCTATGTCTTCACCTACAATGGAACGTCGTGGGTTCAAGAACAGAAGATTGTAGCATCGGATATGCAGGCGACTGACATGTTTGGCTACCACGTCGCCATGAGCGGGAACGGGTTGAAGGCTATCGTGGGGGCGTATGGAGAGGACACGCGAGGGACCACTGCCGGTGCCGCCTATATCTTCGACCTCAACTCAGTAACCGACTCCGGCTTTGTTTTTGATACATCAACCCAGGTATTCACGGCTACGGGTTCAGGTATCGGTAGTGGATCGACGGTACAACTCGAAGGTGCTGATGGAACCCTATACAGTGTTTTCGATACGACACCAAACGCTGCCGGGACCCAGGTGACTTTTAAGATGGGGGAGCCTATTTTATCACAGGCTGAGGCACAGGCAATTAATTCCAGTGTGAATAGGTTTTCTCTCGCCTTTGATGGTGCTCTTCGTTGGAAGCTTTACGACATGGCCACTAATTATGTGGGAGCCGTGGCGTCCGGGGGCCTGCCTACACCAACTGGTGTTAGGCTCCCGACCTCTGCAGAAGTTACTGATGCCTCTGGTGCGTACGGTAGGTGGTATTATTATGACGGGTCGGCCTACACAGACATTGGACGAAAATCTGGACCGGCGAGCGGTTTCTTCACCGTCGCAAATCAACCGTATAAAATTAGAGTTAACGCCAAATCGGGTCTGGTTGCGACCAGTACTGCTACGATTGGGTTTGCGGTTGGGTGGACCACTGCGGCTGGCGCGAACCTGACCTTCGATACTAGCGCGTCCACGACAAACACACTCGCAGGTACAGACGGTGGTGGTGGTACCAGTAGGACATTCTCTGTAGCACCTTCGAGTACCGCCTTACCTGCGGGTCTTACTCTTACCGGGAGTACGGGTGCGATAACAGGTACTATCGGGGCGGTGGGTACGACGAGTGTAACATTCCGATTGACTGATAATGGTAGTGGACTGTTCATAGATAGGGCAATCAATATCGTGGGGAGTGCAGCACTCTTCACCTTTAGCTCACATACGTTCACGAACTGCCTCGCGACGGGTCGATATGGTCCTACTTTCACCCAAATGAAAGCTGCATATGCTTCCGAGATATGGGAACAAAATACTGCGTGGTTTAACGAAATATCAGGTAAACAAGGGTTCCAGCTATGGACTGTCCCTGAAACTGGAACGTATACAATCAAGGCATATGGGGCGTCTGCGGGGATGCAGACCTCGGACGCCACCCGTTCCACCGGGTGGGGCGCCTGGACTCAAGGCGACTTTTCTTTGACGAAAGGGGAAAAATTATGTATTATTGTCGGTCAAAATGACACAACCGGGGGCACGAGTAACGCGAACGCTGCTGGTGGTGGGGGTGCTTCATGGGTTCTCAAGGAGGATTATGGTGGTTCGGCAGCCACGGCATCTAGTTTATACCTTGTCGCGGGTGGTGGTGGAGGTATCTCCCCATATTGGAACCAGCCGTTGTTACCTTTGCCTGGTGCTCATGCACCCGCTGCACAAGCTTCTCTTGTTACATCATGGGTGGGGGCGGCATCGGGACAGTGGGACTCTGGGGGTGGGGCGTCATACGGTATAGATGGTATAGGGGCGGGTACCCCAGGTCAATCCAAAGGTCTGAGACCATACGTGGGTGCGACCGGGGGGAACCACGGGTACAACGCCACCAGCTACAACAACGTAGGTGGATTTGGTGGTGGTGGTGGGTCTGGGGCACATGCGGGTGGTGGTGGTGGTGGGTATGTTGGTGGTAGTGCATCCACTACCTACAATGGTCGTCCTGGTCATGGTGGTTCCTCGAGGAATAATGGCACAAACACTACATATGGACAATATACCACCGCGTTGACGGGCACAACCATGGGCCGGACGCAGGGTAAAGTTATCATAACGCAAAATTAATATAGGGGTAGAGTATATGCTGACCCAAGTATTAGAACATATGTTTCCGGGTGAACCTTATACGTCGGATGGAACCACGTGGGATAGTGTCGTTTTTGAAAAACCCACTACTGTAGGTGAAGATATAGACGGTATAGTAAAACCCGATGATGAGGCGTACGAATACGCACTCTACAAACTCACGAATGTCGAGGCGATCAAGAAAATGCGTGAGGAGAGGAACGCTCTCCTCGACCAGAGTGACAAGTATGTGATTATAGATTACCCTCACCGTCTCGAACTGGATATCCATAATTGGGTAGACTACCGCCAGGCCCTCAGAAATCTCCCAACGACGGCCCGTCCAACACTCGATGAAGATGGAAAACTCAAAGATGTCGTGTGGCCCACTGTTCCAACTCTAAGTTTCTAAACATTTTATAAAACCATTTTTTTAAGAGTGTCACATACTGTTAAAAAAAGTATCGAGTTATAATAACAAGTTGGCCCATGACGAATAGTACAACATTTCCAGGAAGTGTCACCTGTCCTACATCCACTGTGAGTAACGCTATGACATTGGGTACGACAAAGACATTCGTTGTTACGGTCTCGGATGCTAGTGGTGGTAATAAATACTATATCGACGGGTACCTCCAGGCATCATTGGAACTACACCAACAGCAAACCTATATTTTCGACCTATCTAGTTCGACTCTTTCAGGTAACCCTTTTATATTTTCGGAATCAAATTCAAATGATGGAACTACTAATGGAACACCCTACACGACAGGTATAACAACTACAGGTACGTACGCGAGTAGTGAGAAACGAACGTTTTTTGTTCCTGTAGGTGCCCCTACAACACTGTACTATTACTGTACGGCCCATAGCGGTATGGGTGCTGGTGTGAGCATTTCACCGACGGCTGAATTGGTGGTTTCAGGTCATATTGAGTCTACAGACCTTGTGGTGACCGGAACCGGAGGTGTGGGTCTAGGTGTTGGTACTACAGCACAGAGACCATCGAACCCTACGACAGGTATGATCCGTTATAATTCCACAATTGGGTTTATGGAATCGTACCTGGAGGCGGGGTGGGCTCCCATCGCCCAACCACCTGCGGTCACTGGTGTTTCACCAACAACTACACTTACTAGTGGGGGAGTGTTGGCTGGATGGGCGGGTACCGACGTCGGTCCGCATATGACTGGTGGCACGCGGATTGTGGCAGATGACGGAGCGAATGGTGACCTCTACGGTTACAGACTCGCCATCTCTGGGGACGGGACGAAGGTTATCGTGGGGTCGTTTGCGGAGGAGGCGTCGACTGGTAGTGGTCACCGCGGTGCCGCCTACATATACACCCTCAGTGATGGGTCTTGGTCCCAAACAGCGAAGATT